GATTTACGACCTTGCTGCAAAAAGAAAACTTTTCCAAAAATCAGCAACTTGTCATCCCATTAAAAATCCGCATACTAGGATCAACAGCATGAACAAAACTAATCCGAACCCATGAGCAAACCAGCCACATTGACAATGACAAACATCTGCGCCGGATGGGACGTCTCCCGCCCGACCGCAGCAATCCGATTGACCGGTGTGGACTTCGCGAAGAAGGGAAACTCCAAGCACTACAAATTGCGCGACGTGGTGAAAGCCTTTGCCGATCCATCCAAGGTTGCCCCGTCCGAAATGGGAACGACCGACCGCAAGAATCTATCGCAAGCTGAGATCCAAGAAGAGAAGCTCAAGCGCCTGCGCGGCGAATCAGTCAACGCCATCGAAGTCGAAGCCCTGTTCTGCGACATCTTCAAACGCCTCGCTGACGCCATCAAGGCGTGGGACTGGCTGCCGATCAAAGCCCGCCGCTCAATCTGCGATCAAATCCGCAGCGAAATTGAGCGGTGCGGAGGAGACGTTGCCAAGTGCAGATTCAAAGTTGCCAACCCGGAAACCTAATGCCCACCGCCTACCAGCCCCTAGCCCGCGCCGCTCTCCTCTGCATCATACCAGAGGTGCCGCATGTCCATCTCTGGGCGAGGGAGCACCGCATGATGACTTCGGAAGTCACGGCTAAGGCTGGCATGTATGACATCAGTCAGACGCCATACATGAAGGAGCCGGGCGAATCAATCGACGACCCCGAGGTCACGACCACGGTCTTGCAGCTGGCTTCGCGCCTTGGCAAGACGGAAAACTGTATTCTTAACCCGATAGGCCGGTCGATCCACCTTGACCCGCACAATATCCTCGTAGTTTACCCGACGAAAGACGCCGCTGGCAAGTTTGCGAAAGAGCAACTAATGACGACCTTCGCCGCTTCGCACGTATTCGACGGGATCGTCATGCCGACAGGCAAAGGATCAACGATGTATTCAAAGCGGTTCCTCGGCGGGCGCGTGTCCATGATTGGCGCAAACTCGCCCTCTGCTTTCCGGCAGATTCAAGCTCGATCCGTTTTTCTCGACGAGGTTGACGCTATGAACTTCTCGGAGGAAGGCGACCCGATCACACTAGCGTTTAAGCGAGCTGACAACTACGCGGACGCAACGCAAGTGGTGATGAGCACGCCTACAATCAAAGGGTTAAGCAACATCGAGAAATGGATGCTCAAGTCAGACTACCGCCAGTATTTTGTACAGTCCCCATTCACAGGCAACTGGCATGTGCTGGACTGGGCAAACCTCGTGTTTACGGACGCGAAGAAACGTCGCACACCAGAGGCCGCATACTATGCCGACCCCGAGACCGGCGACCCATGGACAAACGAGCAGCGCGTTGATTCGATCCAAGCGGGCGAATGGCGACCGACCCTACCGTTTACCGGCGTTCGCGGTTACCAAGCCAACGCAATGATAAGCCTTTTCCCGCACAAGAAGGGATACAAGTCTAAGTATCACCAGTGGGCGGGCGAGTTTCTGGAAGCTAAGGACGCCGGGGTTGAAGCGCTCAAGACGTGGACGAACACCTTTAAGGCTGAGACATGGGAAGACGTGCTCGGCGAGTCCGTGGACTGGCACCCCGTATACGAGCGCCGCGAGGACTACCCGACGGACATTCTGCCGGACGGCGTGCTCTGCATTACGTTCGCGGCCGACGTGCAAGAAGACCGCATCGAGTTTGAGTGGGTCGGCTGGCGTGACGGCTTTGAATCCTACGGGCTGCGCTACTCAACGATAGTCGGCGACACTAAGCGAGGGGAGGTATGGGAAAAGCTCAACCGTGAAATCCTGCGCACGTGGAAACACCCTGCGGGCGGCGAGCTACGCATGTCACGCGGGTTCATTGACGAAGGCCACAACACCGAGCAAGTGCGCATGTTCTGCCTCAAAATGCTCGCCAGCGGCTACGAGGTATATCCGTCCAAAGGACTCGGGCGTGCCGGTCAAAGCGAGCCTGAGCTTGTCGCGTTTAATGCGCAGAAACGTCAAAGCGGGGTCAAGGCTCCGACCTTTAACATCGGGGTCAACCGCGCTAAGCGCACGATCTACAGCCACCTAAACCTTGACCCACCGGGCGCACACACCATGCACTTTACTGACCAGCCCGAGGCCGGTTACGACGAGCACTACTTTGAGATGCTGACAAGCGAGCGCATCAAGACGCGCTACTACCTCGGCCAAGCTTACAAAGTATTTGAAAAGCCTAGCAGCTCTACACGAAACGAAGCGCTCGACATCCGCGCGTATGGCTACGCGGCCATCGTGTCGCTAAACCCGTCGTGGGATGGACTGCGCAAGATGATCGACAAGATGCTGCCAGCGGAGAAGGTGATGCACCTGAAGCCAGAGGCTGAGGCGACGGCGGGCGGCGACAAGTGGACGGTTAACCCACAGAAACCCACGGTAAAGCGCCCAGCGAAGACGGCGGGCAAGCGCGCGCGGGGCGGATTTATTAACAACTGGTAAAATAAACAAAAAACCTGCACACAGCTATTGACACCTGCACACATTACAGCAGAGTTATGGGCATGCACATTATGGATGAATTATTTAAAATCGAAGAAAGCAAATCGCCTCGGCTGAAATGGCTAGAGGCTAGTGGTATAACAACACACTACGCGCCACACATGGGCGAAGAAGGATATACGTGGTGCGCGTGGGGCAAAGCGAACGATACCGATGGCAATGGCATCCCCGACGATCCAGAAGCTTGCGGATACGGAAACTCAGAGGATGAGTCGATAGCTGACCTGTGCCAAAAAATAAAGAAGCCGCTTTGGAACGAAGTTTCTCTTTCTAACGAAAAAATGGATAATGGCGAATGAAACGCCCATACAGATCACACTTTGAGCAAGACGCCCTAGGCCGCTGGCGTCGAGTCCTCTGCTACGTGCAGCGGTCTGGCGTCCGAACCGCGTAACACACAAACCGAACCCACTACGAAAATGACCGAACCCGAGAAACAGTGCAGAAAGTGCCTAGCGTTTAAACCGCTGGGAGAGTTTAATAATGATAAAAGCAAGAAGGATGGAAAGAAGCCTGCCTGCAAATGCTGCACGAGAGAATACTCCCGCCAATACCGAGCCGAAAACCCTGAGAAAGCGAGAGAATCGCAGCGCCAATACCGAGCCGAAAACCCTGAGAAAGTAAAAGAAAGCAACCGCCAATACCGAGCCGAAAACCCTGAGGAAATCAAAGAAAAAAACAGCAAACGCTACGCCGCAAACCCTGAGAAATGGAGCGAAGCGCAGCGCAAACGCCGCGCCGTTACCCGCCACGCCCGCAACCAGTGCGCAGTAATCAACGCGCTCGATCCCAAGAAATGGGAACTGCTAGAGTCCAAGCTCAAAACATTGAACCCACTACGAAAATGACCGAACCCGAGAAACAGTGCAGCAAGTGCCTAGCGTTTAAGCCGCTGGGCGAGTTCAGCAATCACAAGACGAGTAAAGGCGGGAAGCGGGCGAACTGCAAATGCTGTGCGAGCGAAGCGCAGCGCAAACGCTACGCCGCAAACCCTGAGAAGCAGCGCGAAGACCGCCGCAAACGCCGCGCCGCAAACCCTGAGAAATACAAAGAATACGACAGCAAACGCCGCGCCGCAAACCCTGAGAAATACAACGAAGCTGCCCGCAAACGCCACGCCGCCAACCCTGAGAAGCGCAACCAATCCCGCCGCAAACGCCACGCCGCCAACCCTGAGAAACGGAGAGAATCCTCCCGCAAACGCTACGCCGCAAACCCTGAGGAAATCAAAGAAGACCGCCGCCAATACTACGCCGCCAACCCTGAGAAGCAGCGCGAATACCGCCGCAAACGCTACACCCGCGCTCGCCACGCCCGCAACCAGTGCGCAGTAATCAACGCGCTCGATCCCAAGAAATGGGAACTGCTAGAGGCTAAGCTCAAAACATTGAACCCACTACGAAAATGACCGAACCCGAGAAACAGTGCAGCAAGTGCCTAGCGTTTAAGCCGCTGGGCGAGTTCAGCAATCACAAGACGAGTAAAGGCGGGAAGCGGGCGAACTGCAAATGCTGTGCGAGCGAAGCGCAGCGCAAACGCCGCGCCGCAAACCTTGAGAAATACAGAGTTCGCGAACGCCAATACTGCGCCGCGAACTCTGAGAAAATCAACGAATGCCGCCGCCAACGCCGCGCCGCAAACCCTGAGAAAATCAACGAAGCCCAGCGCCAACGCTACGCCGCCAACCCTGAGAAAATCAACGAAGCCCGCCGCCAATACAGCGCCGCAAACCGTGAGAAAATCAACGAATACGCCCGCCAATACCGCGCCGCCAACCCTGAGAAAATCAACGAAGCCCAGCGCAAACACGACGCCGCCGAACGCCACGCCCGCAACCAGTGCGCAATAATCAACGCGCTCGATCCCAAGAAATGGGAACTTTTACGGTCCAAGCTCAAAGCTATGGACTCAACCAAAACCAAAGAAAAGGAATAACATGACTACGGAAATAACAAAAACAACGAAAACAGAAGCTCGTCTCAAAGAACTATCGCTACAAGAGTTGATCGAAGATTGCTCACTATGCGCGGCAAACATCGCAGACAGCACCGTCGAACTCGGCGGGCTACTCAGCGAAATAAGTCGCCGCTATGGGCACGACGGAATCAACATGACGTGCGAGACACTCGGGCTAGCTCGACCCCTTGCGAGCAAGCTCGTGGCCTGCTATCGCGGAGTAATGCACCCCGCAATCGCCATTGGCACCGTATCGCATTGCAGGCAGCTCGAAAAGCTCACGATGGAAGAGCAGACCGACATCATCGAGAAGGGCGTGCCATACCTCGAAAAGCTCGGCAAAACGCACGCTACCAAGCGCGTCCCGCTGGAAAAGCTCAGTCCAAAGCAGATCGCGCAAGTCTTCGCTGGCGACAAGATACGCTCTGAGGATGAGCAGTTCCAGTTTCTCAAAGAGCTGGCTGCCGAGCCAAAGAAGGAAAAGCCCGTGACAGGACACAAGCCGGACTACGAGGTAAAGAACGGTAAGCTCGTGGTCAACCGCCCGCACAATTTCACCCTGCGCGAGCTGCTCGCCCTCACGGCGCAACTGTAGTTGCTTTCTGGATACGCTCACAGCCCGCCCTAGCACGGCGGGCTTTTTTGTGTTCAAAGCGTAAGATTGACAATCCGCCTTGTATCCGTTTTATGGATACGCAATGGCAACCGCAACGACCGAACCGCTTGAGCTCACGGCAGGCTTTACATCTAACTGGGATAAAACCCTCAGTGACTACTTGCCGTCGCTCTACACGCTTGAATACACGCTCGCGCCGATAGCTGGCGGCGAAGTGCTGGGCATCACGGCGACAAGCACGCTGGACACTTTCAATCTTCGTCTGACGCCGACCATCACCAGCGGGTTGTCGGCAGGAACGTATCAGCTTATTGGATACGTCAAGGACATCGCAACAAGCGGCGAAACGACCACCGCACGCGTATCGACAACCCGCACCACTGTCCTCGCCGCTGTCGATTCGATAGTTGACCGCCGAACATTTGCTGAGGAAATCGTAGCGGACTTGCAAGCAACCTACGCAAAGCTCGCAAAGAACACGATCAGCAGCGCAACCGTGAACGGCCGCACCTACACGAAGAAAGACTTAATGGCTATCCGCGAAGAAATCGCATTCTTCCAGAATAAGGTGCGCTCCGAAATGGGAGGGGCAACCCGCCGCATCGCCGTAACCTTCCCACCAGTTAGCTAATGGAATTTCACATACCTTTTACCCGCAAAAAAAAGCCTACTGTTACGCGCCAGTTTAACGCCGCTCAGCATACGCGCCTTACTGCCGACTGGATATCGTCGCCTACGAGCGCAGACGCTGAGCTGAAGGGCAACATCGCCACTATCAGGGAGCGCGCCCGCGACCTAGAGCGCAACGAAACCTACGTAGAAAAGTTTTTGTTTGAGCTGGAAAACAACATCGTCGGAACAGGTATCAAACTCCGCAGCGAGCCGCGCAACCCTGACGGCAAGACCGACGCGCTCGCCAAGCAAGCTATTGAGTGGGCGTGGTATCAACAGGGACAACGCGAGAATTACACTGTCACCGGGCAGCAAACTGAGCAGAGCGCCGACCGTCTCGCGATCCGAAGCATCGCGCGGGATGGCGAAGTTCTCGTCCGCATTATTCGCGGCGCTCCAAACAAGTTCCGGTTTGCAGTTCAGCTGCTTGAGCCTGATCACCTTGACGCGACGTTCAGCGGTAAAGCGCCGAACGGAAATGAGATACGAATGGGCGTAGAGCTGAATGAGTGGAAAATGCCGATGGCATATTGGATAGACATCAACCACCCAGGCGACTACTACCAGACGATGCAGACAGGCGGGCAACGCCGCACACGCATTCCGGCTGACGAAATGCTGATGCCGTTTCGCAGCAACCGCGTAGAGCAAACGCGCGGCGTGTCATGGCTCGTAACGGCAATGAATCACCTCAAAATGCTCGGCGGATACGAAGAGGCCGAACTCGTGGCCGCCCGCACCGCCGCCGCTAAAATGGGCTTCTTCGTGAGCGACGGCACCGACTACGGGCAAACCGATCCAAGCAACCCGAACGCCGATTTCTCGATGGAAGCCGAGCCGGGTATGTTTGACCAGATACCGCAGGGGTTAAAATTTCAATCATGGGATCCGCAGCACCCGACCACCGCATTTGAGGGATTCCGTAAGGCGATGCTGCGCCGCGTTGCTTCCGGCTTAACCATGAGCTACAACACGCTCGCCAACGACCTTGAAGGGGTAAACTACAGCAGCCTGCGCGACGGCAAGATTACCGAGCGCGACGGCTACAAGGTAATACAGGACTGGATGATCGCCACTTACAAGCGCCCTATCTATCTAGCTTGGATTAGCTGGGCAATCGACACCGGACAGATCAAGATGAATCGCGGGATTGGCTCGCCGTTACCCGCCGCCAAGATGGAGAAATTCACGGAGCACTCGTTTATCCCTCGCCGCTGGCAGTGGGTTGACCCGCTCAAGGACATGAAGGCTATGGAGCTTGCGCGCAAAAACAATTGGACATCTGACAGCCAGATTGTGAGCGAGCAAGGTTATGATTTGACTGAACTTTACGACCAACAAGCAGAAGACGAAGAGTTACGGATTCAAAAGGGCATCGAGAAACCTATTGACAAATCACTAACAAGTATCCAGAAACTGGATACACCACCAGCAAGCCAATGAGTAAGATTAAACAAATCCCGCGTCACCTAAACCGCATCGCTCACGTCGAGCTGGAGCGCGGTTTAAACGTGGAGGCTCGCGAAGTCACGCTTTCGCTTTCGTCGGAAATGCCGATTCAAGACTTCCCTGGTGAGTTTACGATCCTCGACCACGGCACCGATGCCGTAATGCTTGAGCGCCTAAACACCGCGTCACCATTGCTTTTTAATCACGACCGAAACATGCACCTCGGCAAAGTCACGAGGGCATATATCGAAGATCGCAAACTTTACGTGATCGCCAGATTCGGCAACTCCGAACTGGCGCGCGAGAAATTTCAAGATGTGCAAGACGGGATACTTACGGAAGTCAGTGTCTCTGCAAAGATCCACGAAGTTAAGCTGGAAGAGTCCGAGTCGGACGGGG